CATCACATACTCTTGCTGGCATAGCAGCAAGAAATTGATCAACTGTTCGTCGGTCAAATCAAGGCCATCTGCATCATGGGCAAAGCCCATTTTGTGCATGAACATGGTTGCGTTATCTTCCATGTTTTCTACATTTACTTCAGCCATGATGGCCTCCTATCGCATTGGACGCGCTTGTGGGCGCATTGGGGCTGGACGTGCCTGTGGACGCGCTGTCGGGGCAACTATGCCTGCGGCTACAGCTTCTTCCAAGGTCATTACGTTGTTGGCAGGGGTTACACCGCTTGATTGGCTGTAAGTCTTGCCGTCTCGGCTGGGCATCTCAGATGGGCGAACTGCTGAATTCGGGTCCATTGGCATCCGCTGATCGTACATTGGCATTTCGCCAGCACGAACCGCTGAATTTGGGTCCATTGACATACCCTCTTGTGTAATATCACCAGAGCTAACCATGCTATCCATCATCTGTGGTGACATACTCTCCATGCGGCCATCGACTTCGTAGGACATTTCTGTCTCTGGCATCTGTGGCATGTTGGTAACAACTGCCTCAAACATCTCGCGCTCACGCTCACTAAGTGAGCCGCCAGCTTGAATGCGTTGGCCAATCATCATCAATTGCTCTGATGATTCCTGATCCATATCACCGGGGCGAATATTCTGAAGGAATGTCATGACCAATCGGTAGTCAGGGTTTTCTGTGATGTTAGGCATTGCGGCCTCCTATGTTTTTCTATGCTTACGATATTTTCAATTAATTTGCTATCATTTTTGCGCCAGCCAACTCAGCCGCAGGGATAAAACCACCCTCTGGAGTCTGATAATATTCCTGACCGTCCTTCATAACCTTAGACAGCAGCGTATCAATGCCTGTGCCAGATGCGTACTTGCGCAGCCAAAACGGCATAGCGAAGCCAGATCCGCCCTTGTAGTAACGATTGAAGACTTGCTGGGCCACGGCGCTATTTTGCCCTGTGGCAGTAGCACTAATGCCATTATTGCCATCATTGCCCATATTCAAAGCGCCGATATTGCTGTCAGTCATAGGATCTACTGGGCGGTCTTCTTGATACTTAACCACACCATCATCTGTCTCATATCCCGCATAAACACCGTCCTGCATGACTGGTGTCGCTCCAGCATCTAAGGCAGCTTGGTGCTGATCCATCATTGCGCGTCTTTCATTGATGCCACCCTCAAGCATCTTTGAGCCAACATATTCACCAATAACTGGGACTATTTGGCCGGGGATGAAAGAGCTGAAATAAGCTGCATCGCTTGGTGGTATTTGCTCAAGCATATCTTGGCGATTATAAAACATTTCCAGTGCAGCAACGTAATCTTCGTTAGACATCGTGCCTTGCTCTGGTTCAGCGTTGTTACTGAAATCATCAGAGACACCGTAAATGTAGTCGTCAAATCCAGCTTTGTTTTTGATTGTTCCGCCGCCAGTTAGAGATTTTCCAGTTGCCTCTTCAATCAACTGACCATTCACATATTTTGCGCCATCGCCCATTGTCAGCAAGTTGGCAAAATTTTCTCTGGTAGAGTTGACTGTGGGTAAAGCGCCCAACTGATCAGTGCTGAAAGTTCTGTTGGATTGACTGCTTGATGGCAAAGCACCAGCAGAAACAACGGGAGAACCAGCAAAACCAATACCTGCTGGCATTGGACCTTGAACGTCATTTCTACTGCTATTCGCAGATCCAGAGATCACATTCCCTGTAGAAGTTGTTCCACCAGACATGATGGATGAACCTGTGTCATCATCAACAAGCTGACCACTAACATAGCTTGCGCCATCATTGCGTGTAAAAATGTTGGCTATAGTTTCTGCAACACTGTTGCTTCCACCACCAGTATTTCCATCACTTGTTGAGCTTCCCGCACTTCCACCACCAAAACACATTAGCGCATCCCCACTTGTTGTTGCGGCATTGGTTGCGGCTGTGGCTGTGGCGGCTGTTGAGGCATCATCGCCTCTGAAATCGCGCCCAGCGCACCTGTGTCACCACTTCCCATTCGCCGCTTAATCTCCATCACCTTTTCGATCAGATACTTATTCATATCCATTGGTGGCTGGCCTTGTCCACCCTGCGGAGGGGGTGGCGGACCAGCCTGTGGCCCACCTTGCTTTGGTAGACCGCCAAAAGCGGATGGATCGACTGGAGGCAGATTATATTGCGGGGGGTACATTCTTCATCATCTCCATCTGTATTTTTGCTGCATTCTTTTCACGCTCAAGCTGCAATTCAGCTTCCAGCTTCATGATCTTAGCCTGCATGTCTTGCTGCGCCTTGGCTGCGTCGATCTCCATATCTTGACGGGCTTCAGCCTGCTTGATCTGGATGTTTGACTGAGCCTTGGCCTGATCTGCTTCGATCTGTGCTGTTGTACGGGCCTTGAGGGCTTCCGTTTCAAGCTGTGCGAGCTGCTGTGCATACTGAAGTGGATTGCCTTGCTGTTGGCCACCCTGACCACCCATGCCTGCTAGGGCTTGGATTTGCTTCATCTGAGGCGCTGCCGCCACAACTTGAGCTGCGCGTTGGCTGATTAGAAGATCCATCTTAGGATCGACAGCAGCGAACTTGAAGTCTGGATCTTTAAAGTTTGGCATTGGCGGCATCTCCATCTGGATGCTTGCCTCCATGCGCTGACGGTACAGAAGTGCGATATGCTCTGCGATGTGAGCAATCAAAATAGGCTGCATCTGCTTCGCCCCGGGGTTCCCCGCCAGTGACGGATCTTGCAGAAACTGCATGTGAACCGCAATGTGCGCGTCATGATCTTGCTCTGGGAAAGCACGAATTGGCTTGCCATACAGGACGCTCATGTTCTCATCGATTACGTCCATCTGAACTGCGTCTTCTGGCTTCTTCAGTATCTCATCGATGTTGGGTATGCGGATCGCCTCATACATACGCTTGTACGCTTGGTATAGGTCATGAAGCTGCGGAGCTGATCGCGCCATTTCCAAGACAGCTTGGGCTTGCGCAATGCGCTGTGCTGTCGAGAAGATGTTAGGATCAGACACTGGAACAATGTCAATCCTATCATCAAAGTCGGTACGATAGATAATCTCCGCAGCTCCTGCCTGCGAAAAACTGAACTCATCGGGGAGATTCTCAGCGTTCAGTGCCGCAAGAAGTTTGAACTCTTGGCCCTGCGCGTAGTGTAGGCGCTTGTGAATCGCGCTAAATGCCTTCGATCCCTGTTCGATCAGGGCGACAGTTGAGCCGACAGGGGCGTTTGGATTCACGTCACCGATATTAAGATCGGCTGTGCTGGCAAAACGCTGTCCCGCATCGACCATAAAGCCAAGCAGATTAAACAGGGAACCTGACGGCTCTTTGAATGGCAATGGCATGATGGCCTTGTTTACATCATCGACAGTGCTGTCGAGATCCACAAACTCACCGGGACTGACCTGCATGTCGCCACCAGCAACACGGCCACGCAGCTTAAAGCCACCTTGCATGTTGGAGAACGCTGCACTGTCGAGTAGGGCGCGAAGCGATCCTGTCGCTGCTTTGCCCAAGCCACCGATCATGTGGTAAAGACCGAAGCCATAGAAGCCTAGACCGGGCAAGAACTTGTAGCTCACAAACCAATCGCGGCGTATCTTCAGCTCATCGTCTTGCTTCCAGTTGCGGCGAATAGCGACCACGTTCTGGTTTTCATAGTCGATTGTGATGACATATGGGATTGCGACTGCGTTGTCATCGACATCGCCTTCATCATAGTTTTCGCCATCGATGCCGTCGAACAGGTCATAGACGTGCATTTCGAGCAATGTCATTACGTCATCTTCGCTGTCATCGTACTGATCGACGCCCTCGATTTCACCAATCACATCGCCTGATGGGTCCATTGAATCGCCGCCACCGTATTTGGTTGGCAGGTAGTAGCCGTTCTTAACGTAGCGATTGAAGTCATTCTTCGGCATACGAATGACGTGAGTGTAGCGCGGAGATGTGTAAAGATCTTTACTTTCTGGAGCTACAACGAAGTCTTCAGCCTTTACAAACTGGCTGCACTGACGATCTAGATTGGCGTCCCACCAGACCTTCTTGAACGTGTGACCGATCAGCGGAAGGTGAAACAGCATCTGATCAAGATCAGGGAAATACTCAGGCATTTCCTGTGTGATCTGGTAGTTCATGTATTCGCGGACGCGGCGAGCCTGATCCTCTAGCTTTTCGTCTGGATTGCCAATGATGACAGACTTGACGGGACCACCTGACGGATACAGCTCTGCGATTGCCTTTGCGTTGAACTGCGTTGCGGCTTCAGCAATCAGTGGGTGAACCACGACTGACAATCCACGGGTTGCGCGTTCAGCTTCGCCTTCAGCCAATCCACCATCAGGGTCGAGCGTCTTCAGCCCTTCCTTATAGCGTTCTTCCCATTCAGCACGGGCTGCGCGGTCATTCTCGTAAAACGACACCAGCTCACTGGCCTTACGGTTCAGCTCTTTTTCGGGGATTACTTCTGCGAGGTTTTGGTCAAACTCCGCGTCATCCAGTTCATCCATGTAGTCCAGCTCTGGATCTCCAATGAGAACATCGCCATCAGCA